AAGGGAGTAAGGATGTTTATCCTTACTCCCTTTTTAATAATTTGATTGCATAAACATGCACTTTTTATATGTTTATGCAATCAAATTATTTTATTAATTAATCCATCTAATTATTGGTTCATTTTTATCTCCTTTTGCCACACATACATACAATAAGCAGCCGCACCACCATTTTTAAAATTATCGGTTCCTTTACCACAACCTTGCCGGTTTACATATACATAAACATATTTTGGTGGATATTTTTTAAAAAAATTATAACGTTTGGCTGATTCAAGAAAGGTGAGTTTCATAAACATAATGACTAAACCATTATTTTTAACAGTTTTTATTGCTTTTTCTGTAATTTCAACTGCATATCTGTAAGGAGGATTTGTAAAAATACAATCAAATTGATTATCCCATTTATTAGTTTTTAAAAAATCAATACCAGTTTCTTCCCCATATCCTCTGTCAATTAAATCAGAAGAATAAACTGAATATCCATTTTCTTTTAATATTTTGGATATCGAACCTATACCACAGCATGGTTCTAAAATATTATTAGGAATTATTAAATTAGTATTTTTAGCTGCTTTTAAAAATAATTTTATTGATTCAGGATGAGTACAATAAAAATCATATTCTTCTACTTCAATCTCCTTTTTTCGATGATTTACTGAATAAAATCCTGAATTTCCGCCTGTCCAATCTTTAATCATAAATGTATTTTAAATAATTTTTATGAAATTATATGAAGTAAAAAAATTATCTTTAAAAATATTAAAAGAATATGCTTCTAATGATGCTATTTTTACTTCTATTTCTGGTAAAAAAGGAACAAAAGGTTCTGGGAAAAAAGCCGATAATATTGCTTTAGGAACTACTCGGGCATATCAAGATAATACATATCTTACAAAATATGAAAAACAATTGCCCCATTTATCTAAACTTACCCAACAATTAAAAATTGGAGAAAATTCTGGAGCGCTGGAAGTGATAGGGCCAGCATTAGAAGAACTTCTTGTTCTGATTAAAGTCGCAAAGCCGCTAACTTCTTATAAAGGCTTAGGATGGAAATTACCTCTTGGCGACAATATCTATTTGACTCAATCTGGTAAACAATACTTTATAAAGTATAATGGGCCTAAAGAAAAAGATCCTAATAAAAATGATTTAACCTCTACTGAACATCATGACAAAGCCATACTGTCCTCTCCTGCCTAAAGATTTACCGGAAGGTTCTTTGGATGAATCATTACCTTGGATGGATGTATCTGATGCTTGTAATGATTATAATAATTTAGAAAATTTAGGCGGCCAGCAAGTAGTTGTTGATTCTGCCTGGAAGGATCTTATTAATTCTGCGGGAATGCCGATTTATTATTTTGTTTATAAATTTAATATAAAGCGTTCTGATAAAATTTGGGGTGAAGATATTCTTGCAGAATATGAAGAACCGTTTCAAATTAAAGCATATGTAGAAGTAAAAGATGTTCCTAAAATTTTAGGACCAATGGGCGGCTTCTTCGCTGATGATACGATTACGGCTTATATTCATATTAAAACCTTTAATCGAAAGACTAAAGGAATGAAAGTTTTTGAAGATTTAAAACTTAGATATGAACCTAAACCTTCTGATTTGATTCAAATTATTGAATTCGGATGCGACAGGCCTGGAGGAAGAGGAGCTAAATTATTTGAGGTCACAAATAAAGAAGACGAGTTAATCTCTCAAAATTTGAATATGGGATTTGCCCATTATATTTGGAAAATAACTGCGAAAAGATTTCAGTATAGTTATCAGGATGGCGCAATTACTCCTTTCGGAGAAGAAAAGAATTGTCAAGTTTACGATAATAATATACAAGGTACTATAACTGATCCTTCTGAAATTCGAGATATTAATACACCTTCAGATAAGTCTTATAACTGGAATATTGATAAAAAATCTAAAGAAGAAATCTTTAATCAAAATGTAAACAACCAGTCTAACATTTATGGGGGATATTATAATTAATTTAAAAGCTGAGTTAGATTAATAACTCGACTTTTTTAATTTCTTCTTGAATTGAAAGTTTTATTTCTTCTTTATTATTTTTCCATTCATTCTCCCAGATTTCAATTAGCTTAATTCCTTTATCTATGCAAGCTTTTTGTTTATTTTCATGATAACCAGGTTCTCTTTGTTCAGCAATTTGATGCCAATATTCTCCATTATATTCAAGGGCAAGTTTTAATTTAGGAAGATAAATATCTAATTCTTTACCATTAATAATTTTTCTATTATTTTCAAGAACTTCTCCCGAATAAATTGATTTAATAAAGTTACATAATTCTTTTTCGCCTTTAGAGCGCTTTAAAAGTTTAGAACATTCTGGACAACCTTCTCCCATTAAATGTTCATTTGGAGTTTTTATAAAAACTCCATGGTGAGGACAAATAATTTCTATATCTGTTCGAGCATTTATATATTTTACTTTAGAATAATCATAAGTAAAATTATAAATTTTATTAGCTTGTTCTATCCATTCTTGTAATGATTTTCTGCGAGTATCATAAGCACATAATCTACAACCTCTACCATGAATATGAGAACGAGCATTTTGCATAAAAAATCCATGTATTGGACAACCTATTTGTACTTTACTATTAATATTTTTATATTGTACATTAGAATAATCATATTTGTTTCCATGTATTTTTCTTGCTCGTTTTATCCATTCTTCTTTTCCTAAACTTCTTTTTCTACGGGAACATTTAATACAACCTTCTCCTGCTAAATGATTCCCAGAATATGCTTCAAAAATATATCCACAGATCTTACATTTTAATTTAATCGTATTATTATAACCATTATAATTTACCATGGAATAATCGAATAATTCTTTTCCATGCACCAATTCAGCTTTCTTTATAAATTGTTCAGTCGTAAGTTTTATATTTCCATAACAATAGGGGCAACCTTGGCCTCTTAAATGGTTTCCAGAAACTTGCAAAAATTCACCATGCTGTGGACAAATGATTAAAACTTTAGTTTTTGTATTTATATATTTTACTTGTGAATAATCATATTTGTTTCCATGTATTA